CTCAAGATTTATTGAAAATTATATTGACAACAATATTTTTCTCAAGATTTATTGAAAATTATATTGACAACAATATTTTTCTCAAGATTTATTGAAAATTATATTAACAACAATATTTTTCTCAAGATTTATTGAAAATTATATTGACAACAATATTTTTCTCAAGATTTATTGACAACAATATTTTTCTCAAGATTTATTGACAACAATATTTTTCTCTAGGAATCGTGAAAAAAATATTCTAAATATAAAAATGGTACTAACCCTAATGTTTACATTTTTACTCAAAAGTACAGATACAGCAAAACGCTGTTTTGAAATAGATAATAAATATACGGCTGAAAAGAAAAATATTCAAAACATGAAAAAAAAGAAGACTAAATAATTTATTTACATTTATAAACATTTTTTCTGCAGTAAGCAATATAAGAGCCGCGAACTACAGCAAAAATGACACTTCTACTTTTAATTTTTATTGCCTCTGCTATATCGGCGCCTGCACAAATTGACATTGAGCGATCGGTAATTCGCCATCTAATCAATAAAGAATACATTGAAAAAGACTTCATTTATCAATGGGAGCTTCTTCGACGAAAACAAACAACATTGAATTTATCAAACGATGAACGTTACAAAATAATGATCAACACCGTAACCATGAACCGCGCATTAAAAAAATTTCAGCAAGATAATGCATTAATAGACACAGGCGTTATCGATAAAAGAATACTAAACGTCTTGTTTGGCAACAAATACGAAAATATGTCAATAAACGATGATGGACTATATGACTTGGCAAGGCGGAACAGAAGGGATGTCGGATATTTCTCGACTACCAATTACAAGTTTCCAAAATTGGATGATGTGAGATGGATGTATGTACAAAGTCGCACACCGATCGCGCAAAATCGCACACTGAACATACGAACAGCTATTCACGATGCACTGACTGAGTGGAAAACGGCTTTGAACATCACATTCAGTGAAACGTCAAATATACATGAAGCAGACATCAAAGTGTCTTTCCATAATCGCAGTCACGGTGATAATTTTCCCTTTGATGGAAAAGGAGGTATAATGGCTCACGCGTATTACCCGTATGGAGATAATGTAGGTGTGATACATCTCGATATTGATGAAGACTGGGATTATAAAACGCTTTATTGTGTCATCCTTCATGAAATCGGGCATACGTTTGGGATTTCTCATTCGTCGGTGAAGGATGCGGTTATGTATGAATGGTACTTCGAAAATAAAAATCTACACGATGATGATAAACATGCTATCAACTCGTTATACGGATTCAAAAGTAAATGGGGTCCATGGGGTCCAATTACTACGCATAAACCGACCAGAGAATACGCCAAAGGCGTAACCTCAGTGATGACCGAATCATTTTACAGAGGAGTAATTAATATATTTAACAGCAATGTTCAAATACACTGATAATATAACTTTATAAATTTTATATATAAAAATGATAGTATTGTATATGATGTTAATATTATTACTAGTTTTGATTGTAACAATTTATACGCGACAAGCGCCCAACAAGACCAATAACAATGTTGGAAATTTATTCTTCGGTGATGAGCCGATTACTAATGAGATACAAGAAGATGATAGTTTATTGAATGAGTTTGAGAAAATTAAGAACAATGTTGCATTATGTGGAGTAAAATCAGGTAAACTTAACAACGCATTAAATGATTTACGTTCACAGTTAAATAAAAAAAAAACCCAATTTAATACAGATTTACAATTTTGCGAACAAAAGGTACCAGAACAAATAAAAAAATACATTCGATTCAACAAAACTCTAGGAAAAACTATAAACGAAGAAGAAGTAAAGAAGATTTTATCCCTATAAATCCGTAAGTTTCACATCTCCGTAGAGATGTGAAACATTTTCATCGTCTGTCACTTAATCTTCATCGTCTGTCATTATAGAGTGTAACTGGTGATGATGATGACGATGTTTTTCATAATGGCAAAATAAACATTCATTTTTCTGCTTTGGTCTTTTTTTATTAAATAAAAATTTTACCAATTGTATGAAACAACTGAACATCAATTTCAGTATATATATTATCATATAAAAAATGAGCTGACATAATTTGCTGACTATATATAGTATCAGATAGAGTAAATTCAATAAAATAAACCGTAATACTTTCATCGTATCTTAAATTATAAATCTATATAATTGAAGCGTGTTTATATTCAACTTTTTTCTTTTTTAATTTTAATTCGCTGTTCTTGTACAACTTGTCTTGTTTTGTCTAACAATTTTTCGATGAATCTGTCTTCGTCGATACCTTTTTCATACAGCATATTGCGAACCTGTTGTTCATAATCGTGTTTGGATAAATTAATCTTTTTAAATGAATCGCTGATATCGATGTATGTATTGTCATCGATTCTAAAACCTTTTTCATTTTTTTCATTGAGATATGATTTGATTTCCTTCACAAGTTCTTTTTCCTGCTTTCGCAATTCTGCGATAATACGCAAATGATCTTGAATTTTGTTTTTAATTAGAAGAAAAGCATCTACTGTTTGATGGATTGACATTTTTTCAAAATTTTCTTTTTGTTAAATCATTTTGTATACGATGATGTTTCTTTTTCGCGGCTCTGTGTATAGATTTCTGGTTAATGAGCGCAGGAGGATACGCATTTGGCGCGGTATTGCGCGCGGTATTATTGGACGGGCTTCGGGCAGACTGTGAGTCCAAGCCACATACTTCAATATCAGCCGTTAAAGCATCAATTCCATATGTATTTATAAATATAGCTTTTTCTTCATCATCCAACATATTGGGTTCAATACCATCTCGAAGCATAAGACGAACCTGAGTTGCAACTTCTATATTTATTATATGAGGGTCTATAATCTTTGACCGGTGATCAAATAGCGTTTGAGCCATTTTTTGATACCTATATTTTCTTTCTGGATCCATAATGCTAATAGTCTTTTCAATTTCTGCATCACCCCATAAAGATGTCTGTCGGCTATTCATTTTTTTATAAATTTATATCTATAACTGACATTTCAAAAAGGATACGCCAAAGGCGTAGACCAGCTTCACGCCAAAGGCGTAGACCAGCTTCACGCCAAAGGCGTATTCAAATTCCGATCGTCAGTCAGGCCCTTCGTTGTCTCAAGATTTTAAAATTTTACGACTTTTTCAAGTCGTGAAATTGTCAGCACTGGTGTCGGTTTAATACTTATATATCCATGTCGGATTTATCTGCAATCCTAACGTTTTAACTGCATTCCAGATACGCATCTTCTTATTTTCAATTTTAATATTAGGACTTGTATTCTTCAGATGTTCCTCAAAATTAATTCGTTTGACTACATTGTCAATTGGTTTATAACAACTTATAGCTTCCTTTATAGCATTTATCGTCATATTGTCCAATGCGGGATCTTTACGAGGTACAGTAATATGTTCTTTCATTTTCTTTAGTGTTTTTACATAGAATTCGCATCCGTTCTCGTAAGCGTATTTAAGACAGTCTATCTGGTTGTTAAGAGCTGCAGTATCAGCTGTTTCTTTGTTCCATTTGCATCCATTCTCATGAGCGTACCGGAGACAGTCCAGATGACCGCCTTTAGCAGCTTCATCACACGTTCTTTTATCCCAGTTGCATCCATTCTCATGAGCATACTTGAGACAGTCAAGATGACCACCTCTAGCAGCTCCAGCACATGTGCTTTCATTCCATTCGCATCCATTCTCATGCGCGTACTTGAGACAGTCCAACTGACCATTTTCCGCTGCTATACAACACGTCAACCAGTCCCATTTATATCCATTCTCGCGAGCGTACTTGAGATGATCTAACTGACCATTTTCAACCGCATTGTGGCATATGTTACCAATGTCCCAATCACATCCACCATTTTCGTACGCGTACTTAAGACAAACAAATTGATCATTTATTCCATTTTGACAATTTTTAACTGCGATCGAACATTTTCCATTTACCCATTTGCATTTTTCATACGCGCTGTGACAGTTCAAATGACCGCCTTCAGCAGCTGCTTCACAGGTGTCACCCCAGATGCCACATCCGTTTTCATGCGCGTACTTGAGACAGTCCAGATGACCACCTCTAGCAGCTTCTTCACACGTTGTTTCATCCCATTCGCATCCATTATCATGCGCGTACTGGAGACAGTCCAGATGACCGCCTTTAGCAGCTTCTTCACACGTTGTTTCATCCCATTCGCATCCATTCTCATGAGCATACTGGAGACAGTCCAGATGACCACCTTCAGCAGCTCCAGCACATGTGTTTTCATCCCATTCGCATCCATTATCATGCGCGTACTGGAGATAGTCCAGATGACCACCTCTAGCAGCTTCAGCACACGTTCTTTTATTCCAGTCGCATCCGTTCTCGTGTGCGTACTTGAGACAGTCCAAGTTTTCACAATTGCGTTTCATATCAATAGGAATCATCATTTAAATTCCATTCGTTATTAAATATTTTGAAAATTCAATTTTTACAGTAATTTTCTACACGTGGTAGATTAGAATTAAACAAACGATGACGTTCTGCTCTATCTAAGAGTATTTGAAATATTTTTTGAAACTTTTTATCATGACCTATTTCAGGACAGAGTGTGTGAGCTAACTCGTGAAGGATGACGTATGTTAACATGTTATCATCGTATTTGTCTCCGTTGTGTTCTGTGCATAAATATATTTTTTTTTTATTTATAGTATATGAAGAATTGCCTTTCATTAACTTAACATTTCCGATTTCAGGGAATACGGGTAATAGTATATTTTTCAATCGTACAACATCTTCATCGTTTTCAAGATATGTCTCCTCGTGTTGTGTCCAAATATAAAAATACCAAATCATCATGAAGAGAATAAATATTATTATCGTCGTTTGCATTTTTATTGTAATTTATTTTATTGTGTCGTGATACTACGCCAAAGGCGTATTATGAGATCTTGAGAAAAATATTAATTGAGAAAAATTTCGGGGATACGCTCAGCGGGGAGCTACGCTCCCAGCGCGGCGGTCTTGTCAATTGTCAATAAATCTTAAAAGTCATCATCAAACCGCAAATTTGACATATGGTCTTTTTCTACGCTTACTTTTTTTTCAAAGAAATTTGTTTTTATCATGTCCATCCATGGGAAAGGATTTGAAACTGCAAATTTTTTCTCACATCCAAGTTGAATTAGTCACAAATTCAAGATATTGAATCATAGATTGTGAATTGATGCCGATCAGCCTAACTGGCAATGCTTCGATTATAAATTCTCGTTCGATAACAAAATGGTTTATTAACGATATGTGTTTTGTACAAACTCGCAGTGTAATCCTTCATCACGCGATATAAGTTCATTTGAATACGTCAGACTAGGCATCAAACCGCGTTTTTTGAGCCAGAAAATAGAACAGAAAGATCCGGAAAAGAAAATACCTTCGACCGCAATGAATGCTATTAATCGTTCGACAAACGATGAGTTCGCAGCGTTTGTCCATTTGAGGGCCCATTGGGCTTTCTTCTGAATAGCTGGAAAATTCTGAATTGCATTGAATTCATTTAAATCTGGAACATACGTTTCAATTAGAAGACTCGCTGTGGATAGTCTCAAATCTGAAAAAAAAGTTGAAATTTAATTTGAATAGATAATTTATAAGATTAAAATGAAAAATGAATGTAGTATTTGTGTTAATAATTTCACACCCAGGGTTCGTCATTCTATTACATGCAATCATTGTAAAAGCATTGTATGTTTACAATGCTTTAGAACCTATTTATTAATAGAGGATTCTGAACAAGTGTGTATGTGTTGCAACGAGCCAATAACAACGGAGTTTATATATCTTCATACTCCAAAAATATTTCAACTAGAATATATGACAAAAATCACAAACATCGATTTTTTGAAAGAACGTATTTTGTTGAAGGCAACGAGAGAACGTGTATTAATAGAAAATAAAATGAATATCGTTAAAAATCGAAATCGCGTTTTAAAACAGCATATAAATAAATACCCTGATGATGTCGAAATAGCAGCATTTTTAGAAAAATCTAAAGATGAGTTGGCCGGATTTCAAAAAATACTTAGTAAAAACGACGAAGAAATTCATAGAACCACATCATCTTTTACTTGCCCGATTAGCAATTGCGACGGTATTGTTACAAAGGGTCATTGTCAGAAATGCAAAACAAAAATATGTTCAAAGTGTTTGGAAGAATCCAAATCCCCGCATGAATGCAACGCAGATACGTTAAAAACTATTCAATTGATAAAAAAAGAAACTAAAAATTGTCCTAAGTGTAAAGTATCTATTCATAAAATTGATGGTTGTGATCAAATGTTTTGCACTAAATGCAAAACTGCTTTTTCATGGAGAACTGGACAATTACAAACTGGACACATTCACAATCCTCATTATTTTGAGTGGCTGAGACAAAGAGGGACCGGTGTCAATTTAGTTTTTAATGATCAAGATCCGTGTGACAATGTACTAAACTCAGCAATTCAATTTATATTTCAAACCCATGAATGGATACCTAGAGTACTTGAAGAATTAAATATCTTAATACCACTCTTATCATCAGACATTTATAATGAAACATCAGTAAATAATAAAAAACAAAGTCTACGTCTTCAACATATCAGACGATGCGATGGGAAGACCGATCGAAAAAAGTCAGAACAGATATGGTTCCAACAATTACGTTCTTTATTCAGACGTAAAGAAATGATTAAAGATATAATTAAAATTTTCGAAATACTTGATAGAGGTATCAAAGATTCTGTCATTGTAGCTTACAGGAGCGTGGAAAAAAATCGAATAGATGTAGCAATAGAACAAATAAGTTCACTCTTTGAATACTCAAAAGAACAATTAATCGCAAATCAAAAACGATACAATATTACAAATAAATCTAGGATTGATGAATATGACGATCGATATGGAATCAGTTGCAACTTAGTTAGATGGTAAATGAAGTTAGATGGTAAATGAACGGACGACGAAGTAATAGTTTTAGGACCTGTTGGTCATGAAACGCGTTAAAAACTTAAATTAATAATTAAACTGAAAATGCGCTTTCAGTTCATCATCGTCGCGAAACGATAACGGGGGGTTTATTATTTGAGCTGGTGCTGATCTCATTCTACTTGCGATCATTGATGGATGATAGCGGACAGCTGGTGCTGCTGGAGGTTTGATCATGGATGGATGATAACGTGCTTGAGCGGATGAAACCCGTGCTTGAGCGGGTGACTTTTTGAACATTGTTGGATGATATCGTGGTTGAGGCATTATTCGTCTATAACGAGAACGAGAACGGGGACGTGAGCGTGACCTAGATCGAGAACGGGGACGTGAGCGTGACCTAGATCGAGAACGGGGACGTGAGCGTGACCTAGATCGAGACCTAGATCGAGAACGTGAGCGTGATCGAGAACGGGGACGTGATCGAGACCTAGATCGAGGACGGCGACGCATTTGTTGACATTTAATTGTGAGTGCTTGATGAGTAGGTCCGAACGGTTTAATGGATCTATTTGTAATAGGGTTTCGCGTAGGACACATCTTTAAATCGTTACATAGTTCTTTATTCATTTTTATATAGCGGTAATTTTTTTTTGATTTGACTCGGCAAAATTTATTTGACAACAATAAATCTTGAGACAACAATAAATCTTGAGACAGCAATAAATCTTGAGACATCAGCGAAGCTGGTCTTGTAGACATCAATAAATTTGTCAATAAATCTTGAGACAACAATAAATCTTCAGAAAAATATTGACAAATTTTTAGTGCGGTAATTTTTTTTTGATTTAACAATTTATTTTGGTTGCAAAAATGAATGGTGAAATTGTAATTGAAAAATTATATTTAGAAGACTATGAACGAGTATTCCCACCAAAGAACTTTCCTCGTATGCCTATTCTATATCTCGAATTTTTAGAAAATAAAATTAAAGTTAAGAAAGAACTAATAAACAAAAATTACACACCCCCTTCTCACATTGAACAAAATGAATCCGACAACCAAGAGGAAGAATCTAGAGAATACGCCCAAGAAGAATACGCCAAAGGCGAAGCATCAACAGATAACATTGAAATTCAAATAAATTCTCTTCTCGGGGAAGATACTAATAAACCTTCTTCTGTACCAACTCTTGAAGAATTACAACAAAAAAAGAAAATTACAATATCACAAGACTATAGATATATAGAAGAAACAGAAGAAATGCAACAAGAACGGAATGCCGTGTATTTTAAATATGAAGTCCTCAGACGTATGCATCCAAACGCCAACATACCAGAATTCAATATGTTCTCAGACCCCAAAGTAATGGCTCACAAATACGAAATGCTCACGCGAAAACTATCGCTCGATTCTTCAGTCGATAACTGGAAACGATATATGATTATATTCGTTATGGGTTGCGAAGTAGTACTTGGAAAAATGAACTTTGACATGGAAGGGTTTGCCCAACAACAAATTATGTCGATCTCTTCATATGAGCAGTTATTGGTGGAGATGGCGGAGAAGAGTTACACGATCAAAAGTGATAGCAAGTGGCCGCCTGAGGTGCGATTGATGATGATGTTGACGATGAATGTTGTATTATTTGTCATAAGCAAGATGATATTTAAGAAAACGGGTACTAATTTGCTTGGTTCGATCAATAATATCACAATACCGACAGAAGAACGGAAAATGAAAGAACCAGCAGCCACAAGTTCAAAAGAATAATCATCTCTAGTCTGTTTCTGGATAAAGAATATTTTTTTTCATAAAATGTCTGTAAACATTATATCTATAAACGCCACTATTATGGCTTTGATTGACAAAGAAGAGATCGAAAACAGAGATCAACTATGTCTTATTCGAGATGCGCTGAATAACGACATAAATGATGATTTGCGTCAGAAGCTGTTTAATATACAAGAGTCCATATTGCACGATTACACTAAAAATATTTTTATTGCCCAGACTCATTTGATTATCGACGAGTACGCAAAGATTTTAAGGACTCCTATTCCAAGAATAATTGACAATGAAAATATTGATATTATACGCAGGAAGAATAACCTAATAATTAATTATTTAAATATAGCTAGAGAATTGATAAAGAATAAAGAATGGAATGTTTACATTCCTCTGGATCCTAAAGAATCAACATGCGGATTGGTTTGTTCAGAGTGCGGTAAGTCAGAGTGCTTCGAAATAGACGAGTTCAACAGACGGACGTGTCTATTCTGTTCGAACCAGCAGACCATAATTGAGACTGGAACGACGCACAAAGACTATTCGAGAGTAAACATAGTAGGAAGATTCATATATAATCGCGTTTTACATTTCCAAGACTGTATCAAACAATATCAGGGAAAACAGAATTGCAAAATACCCGAAAGTGTTTTCGATGACATAGACCAGAAATTCAAGGCTCATCGAATGCTGGTATCTGTATCAAACGGAGGACGCAAGAGTAGAAACCCTATACGGTATTCGTTGATAACCAGAGAAGACGTTTCTTGGGTTTTGAAATCCCTCAAATACACGAAACACTATGAAAACATTAATCTCATATACTTCATACTCACCAATAAACGAGTCGATGATATATCGCATCTTGAAGATCAATTAATCGAAGATTTCAAACAACTAGTCGATATATACGATGAGACGCATGGCAAGGACAAACCAGATGCGCTGAATCGCAAGAATTTTATGAATGTTCAGTATTTGCTATTCCAACTACTGAAACGACACGATCACACATGCCGTATAGAAAATTTTACGATATTGAAGACAGTCGATCGTAAACAGTTCCACGACAAGATATGCATGAATCTGTTTAATAAATTAGATTGGAAATTTACACCTATATTCTAGTTCTCTAGAACCACTTCGTAAAATTCAATAAGCACGGTAATGGTGCGATCAAAAATGAGAATTTGTAGTTTTGATATAGGTGAGAAAAACTTCGCTTACTGCGTTGCGAACTGCGTTGCTACTGTCGATAATTCTTCAGCCATTACAATCGATGCGGTCCATCATCACGATGTTGTGTGTAAAAAGCGCCAGACTGTTGAGGAATCTTGTATTATGTTGTCGCATATACTGGACGATGATCCACTAATTTGTAAATGTGACGTAATGCTTATAGAGCAACAGACTCAAGTCAATATACGAGCGCAGCGTCTAAGTCAACACGTGTGGTCATCGCTGTTTGCGAAATATGGCAAAAAGCCGATCTTTGTGTCGCCGCGGTTAAAGTTTAGTTATTTTCTAGAAACGAAAACTCTCAATTACAATGAACGCAAAAAATGGTCAGTTAACAAAATGATGCATCTTCTAAACAGCAATAAAGACATAATAGATCAAATCCAAGTATTCAAAAAGAAAGATGATATCGCCGATGCCATCCTACAACTTTTCGCATGGTATGGAACACATGGCAATAAAAAGAGATAGATATAACCTGATTGGTTTCGCTTAGGACCCGACGATACGCCCGACGATACGCCCGACGATACGCCAAAGGCGGCGTATCCCGCGACACATTTGTTTGAAAAACGAATTAATAAGAATATTAATTAAAATAAACATGGGAATCAAACATTTCTTTGGCTGGTTCAAACACAACCAGCGGTTAAAATCGACGATATCGAACGCTCCTCCCGATCACATAGATCACGTTCTTATTGATATGAACGGTATTATTCACGAATCAGCGCAAGAAGTATTCCGATATGGAAAGTATCAATCTAGACTTCAATTACCAGAACGACTCAAAAACAAGGTTCGAACACCATCAGATCACGACTTGCATATACACATTAAAAATAAAGTAAATTCTTTAATCACATTACTCAGTCCTCGCAAATCCATTTTTCTAGCCATTGACGGAGTGGCACCCAAATCCAAACAAAATCAACAACGACAACGACGATTCAAAGCTTCTTTGGATCATGCACCAAAGGCGCAATCATTCAACTCAAATTGCATAACGGCTGGAACACAATTCATGAATAACTTATCACAATCTCTTCAGTCTCTCGATTGGATAAAGAATCAGAATATTGTTTGTCACATTTCTACAGATTCAGAGCCGGGTGAAGGTGAACACAAACTAATATCGTGGATCAAGAACAATTATGATTATCAAGAACATTACTGTGTTATTGGGTTGGATGCTGATTTGCTATTGTTGTGTATGTTATTGGATCTACAAGTGTATGTAATGCGTGAAACGATCATGCCAGATCTTCATTCGTCTCAACTTATAACGAAGGTCCAATTTATAGACACACGCGCTGCTAAACATAAACTTCCTATTTCTATTCACGACTTAGTGGTGTTGAGCTGTTTCATAGGCAACGATTTCTTACCGCCAGTACCTTCGTTCGAAATCCGTGAGAGCGCGCCGGAATTGGGCATCCTCGACTATTTGATAGCTTTTTGCCAAAAACATAACATAACATTAGTCAATCCACGCAACGGGCATCTCAATATGCATGGGTTGAAACATATAATGGCAGGGATGACAGCCCGTGAAGAGTCTATAATGGTGGCTCGTATGAAAGATTCGAGTCGTTTTGACAACGAGTTGTGGTATGATGGTATGAGTATAGATGAATACCGAGATGTGTATTTTTTTAAAAATATGAATGATGATAAATCTAAAATAGTCGAATACTACATCAAAACTGTTCAATGGGTGTATATGTACTATGCTAAATGCGACGACTGGGCGTCTGGGTGGGATACCGCGCCTTTGGCGTATTCTCCATCATGGGATTGGTACTATCCGTACAATTACGCGTTGCATGCAAATGATTTTGAAAAATATATGCCTGTCGATATATATAAATTTTACTGGCCGAAATCGTATCCATCGCACCCTCATGAACAATTGCTTAGGGTTATCCCACCTATTAGTATAGATTTGATTCCTCCCTATCTTCATTCAGAATTTTTGCGAATTGCGAGAGAGGCAACTACGTTCAAATTAGATAAATCGGGAAAGCGCGAGGAATGGGAAGCTGTGACGATCGTCGATTTTGTGAACCCCCAAGTAGAACATTATGGGAATTGACAACCCAAGCTTCGCTGGTATCCCAATATTTCAAGACTTTCATAAAAGTCGTGAAATCTAGCATCACGGGAGGGAATACGCCATCTTGCCCTGATCCTATTTTGTCCATTTCCTAAATTCATCACGGGATGTTATCGTGATGAATTCATATATTGATGAATACCCTGGTTATCCCATGTCTACATCATAACAGAATTTGCGCAAAACAGTTGCGCTATTCAAATACCCGTTTTCTCGTAATTCATATTTAAAATCTAGCATTTTATCATCGTACAGTCGAATAGCATTGCACATCGTTTCAATTGTAACGCGACTGTAATTCTTTACGCGACGCTTTAAAGATGACCTATACCAATTTGTTTGTACAAAGTCATACAAACGTTTGGCATCGCTTGTAAACTTGCCAATCATTTTTATAGGTTCATTTTGAGCATCTAATTTTTCAATCCACTTTAGATGAATTAAAATTAAGACATCTTCACGTATGGCTTCTCTGTTAAGACTTTGCTGCCCAGAAACTATTGTTGTTGGGTCGATTTTATCTATAAACTTCACAATCAAATCATCCGATAGAATTTGGTATTTTCCTAAAAGTTTCCAGTTTAACTCGTTTTGATATTTTAATATTATGGTCTCGGACAAATATAAAACTTCTGATATATAATCCCATTCTCTACATTGAACGAGTTCAAGTATCTGGTCTTCGCTTTCAATTAGCTCAGCTTCCAAATGTTTGAACTTAGAGTTCAAACGGTCGGTACTATCCATGTTAATTTTCATCGATTTTAATTTGTATAATAAATCAAATGTGTTTATAATCAACTTTTTTTTGGTTTGTTAGTATCACAGCCTACATGTGAAAAAGTTGAAAAGATTTAACAAAAGATTATGTAAAGAGAAAATGATAAATTCGCAGAAAAGTGGGCTAAATGATATATTGAAAGAACATAAAGCACCCAACGACCCCACGCACACACATGTGTCATTAGGCGTCCCCAGAGGTGTTTATTCAATTGGAACTAAAATGAAAGATTTTTGGTCTTGTTACCTTAAAGCAATGGAACTAGGACAATCTGTATATATAGCCGAAAGCCCAGGAAAAGAAATACCCGTGTTGGTAGATGTAGATCTTCGAGTAAAAAAATCAACATTGACAGAATCACCAGGATTTGGAAAATATCGAAAACTTTACGATTTGAACAAAGTAATCCATGTTGTAAGGGTCTATCAAGACGCAATAAACGATATCGTCCAAGAACTTCGTGATGATGCATATACATGTGTATTACTAGAAAAGGAACCATACGAATGTGAAATCGGTGGAGAGATATACGTCAAAAACGGTTTTCATCTCCATTTTCCGAAGATATTTCTTGATACCAAAGTACAAGAGGTTTATTTAATTCCCATTATCAAAAAAAAGTTAAAATCAGTTCAATTATTCGCAGACATCGGTGTTGAAGACTTCATAGATACCAATTCTTTAAATGTTCATTGGTTAATGTACGGATCTAGAAAACCTAATGGTAAGCCGTATAAGGCTACTATGTGTTTTGGCAAGTATGCCAAGGAGACATCATTTGATGAAGCACTGGGCGATTACGAATGCAATCAGTACTACAAAGAGACAGACCTAAACTGCAAAGGATGTGTAATGAAAATGATGCCACGTATTTTGTCCATACGATTACAGGACCGAGTAAGGTATCATTATCATCCCAAGGAAAGCGTCATAACTCCGCTAATGGAAGATTCTAGGAAGATCAGAGATAAACGCAAGCCTTATGATCAATTGAGTGTAGATAAACTACTTGAGGAAGCTCGTTTACTGATCGAAATGGTAGATAGCTCAAGATCTGATGATAGAGCGACTTGGTTACGGATTGGATACTGTTTATGGAACATAACAAACGGCGATGACGAGGGCTTAACTTTGTGGTTAGCGTTTTCGGAAACGAGCGATAAGTATAAAGAGTGTGAGTGTATGTCATTGTGGTTTAAGCATATGAAAAAGAACAATTTTACGATTGGGACGCTCAAGTATTACGCACGACAGGACAATCCAGAGGCGTATGAACGTATGATTAAATCTAAGACGAATCATTTGGTGGTGGAGGCTATAAATGGATGTCATAATGACGTTGCTAAAATTCTTTTCAACGAATATGGTAACGAATTTGTATGCACATCTATTACTAATAAAGAGTGGTACCAGTTCAAAAATCATGTATGGAAACTGATAGACAAGGGTACAACATTAAGAGAAAGAATATCTTCTGAAGATGGCATAATGCTTCGTTTGTTGAATGCGAAGTTGAACGAAACAATTAAAAAAAAAGATCAATTTGAAAACGAAAAAGATTACGAGAAGTTGATAAAGAAGGTTTATAAGTTAATCGATAATTGTAAAAATACGCCATTTAAGAATCATGTGATGGTTGAATGCTGCGAGATTTTCTACAACTCCGAATTTATAAATATGCTCAACAAAGATCCATATATCGTTGCATGTGAAAATGGCGTGTATGACTTTGCGAATATGGTGTTTCGAGATGGTAATCCCGAAGATTATTTGTCTATAGCTTTGCCATTCGAATACATAGATTTCAAATCGATCGATCATCCAAGAGTTATAGAAGTTGATGATTTTTTTCAAAAAGTGTTTCCAGATCGTGAAATCAGAGATTATTTTATTGATCAAATGTGTCAGGTGTTTGTTGGCGGAAATCAAAACAAAATTATGCTATTTTGGGTTGGAGAAGGAAACAATGGAAAAACTGTAACCCAAACCTTATTTGAAAAAATGATGGGACGGCTAGCTATCAAATTTAATACTACTTTACTTACAGGCAAAAAAATTCAAACCGGCGCTGCTAACCCAGAACTCGCTCGCGCCGGAGACGGCGTTCGGTGGGCTGTAATGGAAGAACCTAACGCAGACGAAGTAATCAGCTCCGGCATACTCAAAGCACTCACTGGAAACGACTCTTTCTGGGCTCGCGATCTTTTTCAAAGGGGAAAAGATACACGCGAGATAAGACCGTACTTTAAACTTGGAATGATTTGTAATAATCCTCCAACTATCAAAGATGCAGACAAAGCTACATGGAATCGTATCCGAGTAATTCCCTTCGAAAGCACATTCCTACCCGAAAACGAATGTCCATTTGATCTTGAAGAACAATGCGCACGTAAACAATTTCCAATGGACAAAAACTTCTCAGATCGCATACCCAATATGATACAAGCATTAGCGTGGTATTTAATACAGAGATATAAAACAATTAATAAGATAGAACAAATAGAACCAGATAAAGTGAAGATGGCGACAGATAATTATCAGCGGGAAAATGATGTATTCAAGCAATTCGATCAGCAATGCGTGTTCGAAAATAGTGGTTGTAAGCTGACTCCAACTGCTTTGTATACGTATTTCAAGGAGTGGATTAAAGATGAATGTCCAAATCACACAATTCCAACACGGGCTGTGGTTACTCAACATTTTATTAAGATGTGGGGTGGCTTGGATAGAGGGAAATATTGGATGAACAAAATATGTAAGTTGCCATGCGAGGATGATGATGAATAAAAAATTGTGAAAAATTTTCATATGACGCCGTCATATGAAAGCGCTTGAAGAATACGCCAAAGGCGTATCCCAACTCAAGAGACGTCAAGGCCAAACAACCACAACAATATTTTATATTTTTCTCAAGATTTATTGACAATTATATTGTTGTCAATATTTTTCTCAAGATTTATTGTTGTCAATATTTTTCTCAAGATTTATTGTTGTCAATATTTTTCTCAAGATTTATTGACAATTATATTGTTGTCAATATTTTTCTCAAGATTTATTGACAATTATATTGTTGTCTCAATTAAATAATCTACATAATAAAAATGACATCATACTCTGATCAATGGCATACTAATAAGATCGTAAACCCCAGAACAGGGCGAACTATTAAAGTTGGCAGTCCTCTTTATAAAAAACTGGAGCGAGAATACGCCAAAGGCGTATCCCACGATAATCTACCTCAATCGACGAGAATTTGCGATGAATGGCATGTTAATAAGACTACAAATCCCAGAACAGGGCGAACTATTAAAGTTGGCAGTCCTCTTTATAAAAAACTGGAGCGAGAGTGCGACACCATAGTGCGCAAAGCGCACACATCTATTTGCGATGAATGGCGTATTAATAAGACCATAAACCCCAGAACAGGACGAACCATTAAAGTCAAAAGTCCTCTTTACAACAAATTAGAACGAGAGTGTGAATCCAGTAAAGACATCTGCGAACGATGGCTTCGCAACAAATTCATCGATCCTAGAACCGGGAGAAAAATAAATAAAATCACTTACCAAAAATTGGATCGCGAATGCACTCCCAGAGCAGAATGCAACAATATCACTATTACAAAAAAACCCGAATCTATTATACACGCAACATTAGATGACGATTTCATATCTTCTAATAAGAAACGTATAAAAACAAATAAACATCTAGATACTCTCAATTTAAACACTTTTAACGATCAAATTAGCAATAACAAGTATAAATTGTATGGCCATGTTTTTATCAAAGGGGATAAAGAAGCATTGAGAAGTCTAAACAATTTGATTAAGTTTATACCTAATTTTGTATACGTCTTTTCTAACAATTCATACGAACCCTTTGTAACAAATATCCCATTTCATGTCGATATGATTTTCGACCTAATCCTCATTCAGTGTCTGCTGAACAGCTTAGAATTCAATAACATAAACGTTTCAAATCCCAAACTATGCTTTCTCAGAACTCAATACGATCAGACAATGTGCAACGTTTATCATATTAACGGCCGCAAATACTACAGATCGTTCGATTTTCCATTCGTTCTGGCGATACACCCTGAATCGTTTGTAATAGATAACTATATAAAAAATGATTTCATCCGCACAATTGATATATTCAGATCTTATAGCAATGATCAATTTGAATCTCATAATATTGAATTTATTAGATATTGGAGGGCTGATCGAAAGTTGTATTTGACTCATTCACTCGTTTCTTCTTTTTTGAAAAGATACGAGACAGACAATGATTTGACGATCGCTGATGAGTTTTTCGTTCCAACTAAAATTGACCAGCGAAAAATACTATTCAATATTAAACGACGGTCCAAAGACAATTTTATAAACATAAAACCAACAGAAATAACAACATTTAACAAAAACTTATTAAGACGTTTAAATATTAACCATCCGTTACCTTTCTCTTTCCTATTAAACGGAAACATTGATCCTGAAGATATAGATTTGTCACCTGAAACTGTATCGGGGCCATATATAGTTTCGTACAATCAAGCAAAGAAATTCAAAAAAACAAATTACCTAACATTTATTGATATATCAGCTCCCATCGATCCTTATTTTTTCCATATGTTCCAAGAGTTAGAGGAAGTCAACTTCATATCGTGTAATATTCAGAATTTAGACAAATTTGTAATCCCTTCATCAGGAGTTATTCGTTTTGAAAACGGAGAGATCGATAACATATTAAGCAAAATGTATTTCCACTCAATTCACATGAACACAACAATTATTATCGAAAAACCCAGAGGAATCATAGATCTACAGATGTTTGAAGAGTTCTATCGAAGAAACCATGCCTTCAAATTCAGCGAAATTCATATCATGATCAGAGAGTTTGAAACCGTCAACTTTCCGGATTCATTTGCATTTCTTCAAAACGATGTTTCATTCACATTTTGGAACTGCAACATAACAACCTTTCACGAATCTCTATTCACTTCTTCACACCTAACTCTCAACTTTGCGGGTTGCCCGTTGTCGATCAACGCTATCAGATCGTTGATCGACAACATCGACCGTGTACCTATCGATCGCAGACCCAGAATCGAATACGATATAGTCGATCATGAATACAATGATGATCAAATCCCGCTCGATGAAGTAATACCATTAATATTTAAACGAATTGATCGTCCGTTGCTCGACCCAAGCATATTCAAACGCATAAAATGCGATAGTTACATCCATCCGTGGCTAAATAGGATATATAAAGAAAACACCAAGATTGTAGAAGAACTTCTTCCTCATATTATAGACATGGTTATTGAAATGACCAACAACGAAGAATTCATGGATGAAGCATGCAATATCATTCAAGATGCTACAGCCACCTGTGGCGATCGAATGATTCTTTCCATCTTGTATGTGAGTATGCAGTATAAAATGCACTTAATTGCAAATCATCTTGACCGAATAGAAGATATATTTCGTTTTCTGATAAGAGGGCCATACATAATGGACGAGTTAGAAAAGATAGCTAGGGATAAAATAAAATCAATGTTTGCGGTTGATGAAGTAGAAGTATATTTAGCATATCCAATTAAACTGAGAGATGTTTTTAACATTCCAATTGAGACAAAAGATATGTTATACTATACGTGTTCATCGGTCAATGAGATAGATTTGAAAAAAGCGCAAGACATAATAAATAAAAAATTGAAAGATAAAGATTATATAATTGAGTTTTTAATACGTCAGCCATTGTGGAACAAAGTAGTTGATAGTGTAAATCCTGATATATTCGACGATCCGATTACTTTAACAGATCAATTATTAGAAGAAACGCGGAAAATCATTACATCTAGAAATTTGATTTCAGAAGATTAATATCCCACCCACATTTGCGCTGCAACTGAATCTCATCATCAAGGTGCGAAAAAATTAAAATACGAAGAATTAAAAATGATTCGAGAAGACTTTTGTGGAATGTGTATGGCTGTGCCTATAGCACTTGCGGGTGCGGGTATGGCGGGACTTGCGTCAAAAAGCGATTATCAAAATCAAAAGTATATAATGATTACTGTTGGAATGGCGGTTCTGATTATTAGCTTTATACTATTATACAAATTCAAAGACTGTCAAGAATGTATTTCGATTTAACGAGATAGGATTTGATTAAAAAATGTTATTATTATTGATGTATCTGGGGTTTTCATTTATTAATTTATTAGCTATAAAAAATATATACTGGCCCGCTTTACAGATTCATATTGACGGATTATCAGCCGTCAATAACATAATCGATAGCTGGAAAGTTGTATTTGTGACTTATTGTTGTTTACTCATTGTACGAATAAAACAATGGTGGTTCACTACAGCAATTCGATTAGATAATGGAAATTTTTTATTAACGCATGTTTTAAACGGCGATTTAGTAAAAATTATAGTGAAACCAAACATTATAAAAATCACAGCCGTCACAGACCAAGAATACAATGAATGTTATCTAGACGAGGCAATACCATTTCTCAGATTTGAGAAACACGAATTCTGTCCTGAGTTTTTGAATATAAACAAACCACTACTTCTTCACTTAGAAGGAGAATTGATTCCGATCACTGTAACCCCGATTTCACGAAAAGATGAATGATTATTTCATTTCATGTTTCTTTAGGCAATTTGAAATATTTTATAACCGTTGGTTGGTTATAAAACTCTGTTCAATGAATTCATGTGCCATTATGGCCAGAACACGATGTTATTAATTTTGTTTATATTGTTTATAACGTAATTTTCGCGAACTCTAGGCTTAACGTATATATCATGTGCATCAGCTGTCAAGCATATTGCAAAGCAGAAGAAACTGCTGTCAGTCAAAATTATCTTTGAAGCTTTTTCGATTATTGTCTTATAATAAATCAATGGTTGATTTATCAATTTCTGTGCTACATCAAAAAATTTATTGTCTTTTTGATATACATTTTCACATGGGTTTACAACCAATATATCATTGCGACTAAAATCGAAATGCATTTCGGCATCCTCAAGGTCAAAAATTTTTCCAGTTGACGCGTTGTAATGAACAAATATACACTGCTCCTTGTTTAAATATTTGACATATAGATCGTCATCGGGTGATAATTGATCAATATGATAATAATCCCAAAATACAGACCTGTCAATTTTCATGGTATCATAAAAATTAAACGGTAAATCATTGTAATGCTTATTCGGATATTCAATATGATGACCACACATATAAACATCGTAACCATCTGTTATCTGATCAAACTTTTTTTTATCAAATCCAAAATTTAAAACACTAATTTCACTGTCATACTGTACTGGATAAAAGTCTATACTTTTATCATCTCTATACATTAGTTCAAGATTCTGTTTATATAACTGTTTACACACTACTTTTACATTATCGTACTTAGTAGCCAGATATCTCACCAATCCGTTCATGCAAATACAGTCTCCGAGCCCCAAATGTGACAATACGAACGCTCTCTTTACCTTATATCCTTTTTGTTCCTTAATCTTAGAATCGCACAAAATATTAATTTTATTTTTCACTCGATAACGATCGTCATTTTCATCAGTGATTTCCTCGAATAGCTTGGCCGCCGCGCTGGGAGCGTAGCTCCCCGCTGAGCGTAGCTCAGTGCGCGCGGTATCCCATGTTGAATGTTTTCTAAACATTACTAATTTACTCCAAATACTTTCGTTTATTTTGCATAAAATCTTATACTGAAAAGCATATTTATCTTTATGTTCACTCAACATATTTTCAAGCAACACAAATTCTTTATTAATCTCCTTTTTTTTATCAACATCTTCAATTTTTGACAATTTTATTGACAATATTGACAACTTATCGAGGGCTTCGCCTATAGAAACTTCAACTGTTATACTAGACATTTTCTAACAAATTTGAATTTCTTAAATTGTTTATGGGTGCGGAAGTTGGCTGATGATGAATTTTTTAATATCGTCGTGTTTAACTGTATATGGAACTGTTATGAGCGTCACACCATTTTGTTTGCACAGTCGTTGTTTGATGTCGTCACGATACCGTAAATTGTAATATGCTTCTTTATTAGGGTGGAAGTATGGAATAAACTTGTAATGTTGTTCTCCGTTATATTCAACTGCGAGATTAAGTTCCTCATTGTAGCAATCTAGTTCTAATGTTTGTCCGCTAACATTGTTTTGTAGAAATGTAGGTCGGGTTTTTTTAAATGGTTTGCCGGTAATTGATTCGATGACGCGTCTACATTCAGTTTCGCCTTTGCTTTCAAAAGATTTTTTAGGAGTTGTATTTTTTTCTTCGTATTTCTTGCCGAATAGGCTCCATATGGTATCTGTGTGATCGACGTATGTGCCTTTAGAGCCAGAAAGAAAGTTTGAAATGAAAACCGAAATGAGTATGATAACAGACGTCCAGAATAGAATATTGAATACGTGCTTTTCGAATTCTTCTTTGAACCACATTTTTTATTATGTGAAAATGAAAACAATCGTTTATTTCTTTCTTAAATAAAAATGACTAGTGAAAATGATTTGATAAATTTTTTAAACACACGTCAACCAATAATTTTAAAAAAAGTAAACTTTTCTTCTAGTGGAGAAGAAGTCGAAAAGCTTGTGA